AGTGGAAACTTATATTCAATTGCCATATCAGACGGTAGATCACAATCTTGATTTGGATTGATTACTTGTAGAAATGTCATTTATATTAATTTTAATTTATACTAATCGAATTCATTTTACATATTAGTTAGATTCTCTATACGCAAAAAATTAATTAGACCAAAAAAGACAGGAAGTGTTAAAACTTTCCAGTCCAATCTAATTGTGTTTTTAGAGTAAATTTTCATAGAAGTCACGGAGATTCTCTGGATCTTCTTCATCATCATCTGGGATACGCATTCTGATTAGTGTGCGTATGTCAGGATTGTTGAGTAAATCACTTTTTAAAATTTTGTCCATATTTGATCTGATTTTGTTAATGTCGTCGTTCATGATCCAAGTCGAAAGAACGCTTGCTGTAAAATTTTTAGTATTGCGAGCCATTTTAGCTTGCTGTACTTGTCGATTCATTTGATTTTTCAGAATCCATTTTGCCACGCTGTTTCATTGTTGTATGTCGCTTTAAGGAAACAATGCGACCCGCTGCGTTTTTAAGTAAATCTTCTTTGCGCAAACCACCTGTTGTACGTTCCGCAGAACCATTAAAGACTTTACGACGACTGCCAATTTTTTGTGTCTTATTATTTGGCATTATGTATTAATTGTTGCCAATACTTTAATGTAAGTTTTTCCAGTTTGAATTCTTTTGAATTAAATTCAGATTCTTTTTGCTTCATATTTTCTGCTGTAACCTCTGACCATTCTCTGACTATCCAAACGGGTAAATCATCAAATAATGGATCTAATCCAGAAGTTTTTACAATTGGGTAACATCCTAAGCAAAGTGCCTCCCAAGTACGATGACAATCGATACCATTCCCTTGCGGTGAAAGAACAAAAGTGTATTTAATCATATTCTTCCAGCAAACATCACGTGTTGTTTTAAATGGTTCATAAAATACTAATTCTTTAGGGACTGTATTCAGAGCTTCAACACGATCTACTTTTCCATATCGGGTTGTCATCAAAAATTGAAAGTTTGCGTACGCTCTACAAATACGATCTTGAGCTGAACTTTTAATAGCAAAAAGTTCTTCTTCTTGAAGTTTTGGCATCTTCTTTATTCCCCATGAATGACGTTGAGGTTGTGACCAAGCAAATTTATTAGATGAAGGTGTGAGAGAGTGATAATCAAGACCTATTGGAATACGTGTTAATTTTGGATGATCAGAGATACAATTTTGAGCATACCAATGATTTAGCAAAGGATGAACTAATAAAGTAAGTGAGCAACGAAGATCATTTGGTATGGTCATATCAGAATTATTTGTTAACAAAATAAATGGTTTTGTTAAATTAGGTAAAACTTCATCTACAAATTTTGGCAACGCTTGTGGACATACATGAAATAACTCATTGTCTTTTGCGTTTATGTACCAATCTGGGTTTAATCCAGCAAAATCTGAAACAGGTGTTGGGCTTTTTTTATCACATGATTTTAAAAGTCCAAATGATCCAACATATTTACAAGTCAATTCATCCATTTGTAACTACAAATGATATTTCGTTTGAAAATTCATTTGTAGTTTAAAATTTTAGGTTATGCTATACTATTATTAACATACAACTACGTTTAGTTGGAGTATGCGAGACCTCCCATACCGCTCATCACACGGAGAACGTTGTAGTTGAGAGCATAGACGCGTACCTGGGCTGTTCTGGCACCAGTAACTGTGTTGAGTGACACAGTGAGTTGGAGAGTTGCCTTGTCGATACGGGAGAAGTTGCAAGTGCCTGAAGGCTGGTGCTCCTCAGGGCGGAGGGCAAAGCTGTACACGTTGATACCTGTGGAAGGTGTTCGGCAGTGGTGTTGGAATGGTTGAACCTTGTCGAAATAAGATCCCTCACGCTCAGTGAATCGGTCCTGGCCGTTGAGCTGGAGCTTGGCAACTTCAACTGGGTTCTTACCTTCGCATCGAACTCCGGAATCGAGGATAACCTTGGCGAGGAGGTAGTTGACACCAGACTCGAATTCAGCGTTACCACCGATATCAAAGACATCAGCTCCAATGTTCGATGAAGATTGAAGCGCGTTTTGACCGAGAAGAGCAGTAGCGTTTGAAGGAAATGATGATGCTGAAATTCCAGCATTGAGAGTTGGTGATGATTGTGATAAGAGCGACATGATGATACCGTCAGTGCTGAAATCATCAGAATAGTTGAATGGTTGAGGGCCACCAACAGAAGGAAGCCATGCAGCTGTAGAGCAGTCAACGAATGAATCACGCTGAACAACCCATTGGAGCTCCTTAACGGGGTGGTTAAAGTTGAGCTGGAGCTTGTTGGATGATGATGTGATGGATTCAGCACCAGTGAATTGAACTTGCTCAATCAAATACTCGTGTGACTGTTGGGCGAATCGTCTGCGCTCCTCAGTGTCGAGGTACACGTAATCAACATAGAGAGAAGCAGCAGCTAGAGATTGAGCTGGAGCAGCAAGTACTGTACCTGTAACAGATTCAGCATACTGGCAGTTTTGCCAAGTCTCAAAGTCAACATTGACGCGAACCTCGTGGTACTGGAGGGCAATGAGTGGAATGGCAAGACCAGGGTTACGGCAGAACCAGAATTGGAGAGGAATATACAAGGTCTTGGCTGGAGTTCCACGACGAGGAACGCAGGAGACAGTAACCTCGGAAGCTGAGCAAGTTGCGTCGAGTATAAGGCCAGTAGTTCGCTTCATGAGAACTAGATCATGTGTGTTACCAATAATGGCATCAAGTGCTGCAACTGATCCAGCCTCAACAGTGAGCTGAGTCCAGATCTGCATCCAATCACCATATTGTCTGTCAATTCGCTGACCGCCAATTTCAAGCTCGACCTGCTTGATCAATCGGTGTCCGATATAATTGAGCCATCGGAATCCTTGAGTTGTACCAGCATTGGCGAAAGTACCAGTAGTGGCAGTCAAGTCGATTTGTGGGAGAACAACTTGAACATAAGTCTTGTACATCAAGTCAGCGTTTCTGTTGATAACGGCAGTTACACGCTTGTTGAAGTCGGCTTGACCGTTGAAGGTCACCTCAATCGACTCCACAGCGAAGTTGGTGTGACGCTTGTAGAGGATCTTCCAGAATGTGATCTGAGGGTTACCACTGATATAAATATCCTGAGCACCATATGAAACAAGTTGCATTAAACCACCACCCATTTTATGTTTATGCTATATTACAAGAAAAAAAATTCAGCAAAGACAAATGGAGTTTTGGTTCTTGCCGACTTCGAACCCGTTGCTCAACACATTTCTGCGTTCAATTGTGGTCATTTTAGCTATGATTTTTGGTTTCAAAACAAGCTGGTATTCTGCTTATTGGGGGGCAATAGTACATGATATAATTTCACTAATACTTATTAGAAATTTAGTATAATAATTATCCATATCGTTCTCTCATTTCTGAATAACTCATAGGTACATCTTTAAATTTTTTAAGACTTGATACCTGTTCTGAAACAGTCATATGATCAGTAGTCTCTTTAAGAAACTGTTCTCGTTTTTTAGATTTATTCCATAATGTTACAAACGCTTCAAAACCATTCTTCGCAATGTATTCTAATTGGCGCATAGTCCAAGCATAAGAAGCGCCAGAATGTCCGCCATACATATTGTTACCAATTTTATTTAAATTTGGATGACTCGAAAACATGAACCCTTCAGATTTTTCAGGTTCATACGTCTTTAACCAGTCCCACATTTCACTAACAGTTACAGCATTAATGCCATCTTTAATCATCATTTTTGAGTTTTCATCCATAGAAATACAACGAGAGAGATCCATTTTTTAATCAATAATTACAATCATTAAAATCAATTCCATTTTTAATTACTTTCCAGTAGAACCGAATCCACCAGAACCACGATTGTCAACAGCAACTGGTAACTTTTCCAATGAATCAAAGAGTATAATCTCTTCCCAAGGCATCCAATTATGTTGAACGATTTGAAAGAGTCTCTGTCCAAATTCAACAAACCAAGCTGTAGGATCGGTTCCTACAATATCAACACGAGCAATTAGCTCACCACGGTATCCCATATCAGCTAAACCTAACTGATTTGACATACGAAAAGGAGTTAAACTTGTTGAAGAACGAGCTAACAAAAGATAAGGCGCAGGCTTTCCATCAGCCGTCAATGCGGCACAATGAATTCCCAATTTCATTTCAAGACCACATCGATCAAGAGCAAATTCACTCAATGACCATGAAGGACATAGAATATCACACCCAGAATCTGTAGTACGTCTCTTTTTCAAGTGTTCAAAATACATTTCACGTAGCTTTTCATCCTTAACATAAATATACAGACTCATTTGTTACTCAAAGTATGTTCAATCCATTAAAACCTTTGAACGCAACAAAAACAAGAAAAGCAGCAATAAATTGTGATACGATTATATACATTGTTTCAGTCTGAGGTAGACGTCCCAACAGATATGATACAGTAGTCATCAATGGTGAAAAATGTTCCGCATGAGCCGAACTACCAATTGTATAAACCGCAAAAGTAGCAATCCCCATTGCGTATGGATTTGCGTGTGTTAGAAAATGAGCAAATATGAGAACAATAGTTCCCAAAAACTCTATAAAATATTTATATTCCATTATTTAGTTATAAATGTTTTAAACAGACAGCAGAATACTTATCAGAACCACCTATATCTATTTGTTCATCCGACATTTCAGTTTCGTTTTTCTTTGAAAAATGGGCAGGCGTTCCATCTTTACAAACTGTACAAAAAGCTTCTAATTTAACAAGTTTTGTTGAAAAGGGAATACAATTTAAAATTTCACCAAATGGTTTCTGATTTGCGTCACCGTCCAATCCAACAAGAAGTATATGTTTATGATTTTTAAATAGTAATAACCTTACAGTTTCTGCTAAATTTTTAAAAAATTGAGCTTCTTCAATTACAATACAATCGTACATAAGCAAATCATTGTGAGCATAAAACGGCTGTGTTACATCCCACGTTATACATGGATATGATTCTTTGTTGTGAGTCATTAGCATACTATCAAATGAATATCTACTATCAATATTTGGTTTTATAGCTAATATATGTTTATGTATGGTTTGTTGTCGTTTAATGTATGAAATGGCATACGATGTTTTTCCTGAAAACATTGGACCTAAAACAATTTCAAGTGACATATCTACCCTTTTAAATGTATAATGTTTTAAAATAATAAATGGATTCTCTACATATGGGTATATTTATTGGAGTTAGTTCTACATTTGCACTTTGTTGTATAAGTATTGGTATTCGTCAGTGTTATAAATCACTCAATCATTCTTATCTCAAAGAATCAAGATCTGATACTGATCTCGCTGGATTAGATACTGATTCTGCTTAGCAAAACGGATTCAAAAAAATCACAAATAGCAGATAACATACAGTTATACAGTTATAAAACTTTCAGCTAAAAATGCAGAATACAGTTATTTCTATGTGCCGATCCGGTTCAAATTGTCGTTACGGTACTAAGTGCCAGTACGGACATACGGATGAACACAAGACAATCTTCGCCGCGAAGCAAGCCGCGAAGTACAAGAACACACGACCCTGTTTTCAGGGTTCGCGATGCTGCGATGAAAATTGCACGCACGCACATGACAAAAATTTAATGATCGAAGCACTCAAACGCATCGGTCTTAAGCACGAGATTGACTCTCGTTGTAAAGAATTTGACCAAGTTGAGATTGACTTGGCGGAAATTGACAAAGCGATTAAAGAAGATGAAGAAATTTATGAGAAATGGTCAGAGTTTCTGGATGAAATCGATATAGATTACTCGAACATGATTATTGATCAAAATATGCCTATGACGCCAACCAAGAAGTCAGTCGAACAGATTGCTCCAGGTGCGCCTAAAAAGGCATCACTCGAGACTCCATGGTTTGGAGATCTTGAAAAGTTAAGGACCATTGAATGGGCAGACATACTTTAAAAAACAGAATAAAAAAATAGTTACTGGTTATCTACAAAACCTTTTTTACTATTCAAATACCATTCGAGGTACGATGTGCATTGCCTCGAGCTCTTGACTCCAAAGCTTTACCGCATATGGAATTGTTTTCATTTCGAATGAAGTATTATTTTTACAGATTCCACAGTGATAAATTTTTTCAATTTCATTCATGACTGCCAAACTTCCACATGTTTTACAGAATCCAGTAGGGAACGGATCACTTACATCCATGAGTCGTTCTTTAGTGAAACTTGAAATACCGTGTGAAATCATACAATCGCGTTCCATCTCACCTACACGTAATCCACCATCTCTTGATCTACCTTCACAAGGTTGTCGAGTCAATGATACGATAGGACCACGATTTCGTGAGTGTTTCTTATCGATAACCATATGCTTCAAACGTTGATAGAATGTAGGACCCATGAAGATTTCAGACTTCATCATTTGACCAGTTTCTCCATTGTATAAGATTTCATTACCATATGGACTCAATCCTAAATCAAGTAAATGTTCTCGTAATTCCTTTTGTTTTAGATGAGTGTAAGGTGTACCATCACCAATAGTTCCACGTTGTGTACAAATCTTTCCAAACATAGTTTCCATCAATTGAGCTATCGTCATTCTAGAAGGTACAGCATGAGGATTCATAATTAAATCGGGACGAAGACCATTTTTTGTATAAGGCATGTCTTCTTCATTTAAGATTATACCACATGTACCTTTCTGTCCGTGTCTTGAACTAAACTTATCACCTACTTCAGGAACTCGTTCAGATACTACACGAACCTTAATAAATGGATAACCGTCTGAATTTTTGTCCTGCCAAACTCCATCTACACGACATGATTCAGAATTACGATGTATAGTGGAAGAATCGCGAAACGCATAACCATTTGGATCAGATTTGATTGTAGTTACTTTTCCAATAACAACATCGTTTTCTTTAATTTCAGTATGAAGAATTGGAATACCGTTATCTTGAACAGCGTACTTTGACGAACTCTTATATCCACGTGTTGTTTCTTTTGAAGGCTTAGTAAATCTCTCTTCTTTACCTGATGTTATATTGCGGTGTTCTTCATCCTTATACATCGTGTAATACAAGCATCTGAAAAGTCCACGATCTACAGAGCTACGATTTAAGATCACTGAATCTTCTTGATTGTATCCACCATATGTTCCAATTGCTACAATGATATTATCACCTGTAGGCATATCTTGTGATCTTAGAATGTTATGAATACGTGTTTCAACAAATGGTCTCATAGGCGAACATAGAACGTAACCATTCTTATCAAGACGTTTTGCGTAATTTCTCGCAAATATACCAATCGATTGTTTACCCATAGCTGATTGATATGTGTTACGTGGTGATTGATTGTGATCTGAGAATGGAATACTCGCAGCCATGTGACCCAGAATAAGAGATGGATGAATTTCACAGTGTGTATGATTGACTGTAATATCAGCAGGTGTCATTGCCACTCGAATTGTTTCACTCTGTAATGGATCTACGAACTCAATACATGTCTTTACCCAATCATTCCATACAAATGGTTTTGGTGGAGGATCTACAAGCTTACCGTTTACAATTCTAAACAATGGTCTCACGAAACGTCCACCGTCGCTTTCAATTGTTATATTGTTTTGTATAGTGTCCCAACAGACGCTTGAATGCGGATGAAGATGGAACACTTGCTTTGCGTATAGTAATTTTTGATTGATATCAGCAGGATTTGTTGTATATGCGATAATTACACCATTTAATGTAATTTGCGTACCTTTGTACTTTCTGGTAACTGAATTGATCCATTCAATGTTGTCAAGTTCTTTAAGTAGTTTAATTACCACAATCGAAGGAGTGTGTTGAGTAATAGCAGTCATTGTAGTGATTGTTTTCACAATACCAACTGAATGGCCTTCTGGTGTCTCAACAGGACACACATAGCCCCATGAAGTGCCATGTAGCTTACGAGGAGCTAATAGTTTTCCAGATTTTTCAATAGGTGTTTGAATACGACGTAGATGACTGATTGTAGCTGAATAAGACAATCTGTTAAGCACTTGAGAAACTCCTACTTTAGTCGCATTTGAAAGAGCAGTTGAATTTGAAGTTCCAAGTCCTTGAACTGTAAAGTTACCTGTAGCAAGAGCCTGTTTCAATTTTCCTTCAATTGTTGAAACCTTTAGTATTTTGTACAAATTGTTTACATTTAGAACTTCAAGTGGTCTTGGAGTATCACCTCGTTTCCATGTATCATTGTTTACTTCATGAACAAACTTTCCACGAATATCCTTTGAAACCTTTTGGAAAAGCTGACGAAACAAATGTGTAAGAAGAGCACCTGTTGTTACAATTCGTTTATTTGGATACGCATCTCTATCATCAATTGGCAAAACACCGCGACTTGTTAGAAGAAGTCTTTTTACCATAGATGCGATAAGTGTACATTTGCGAGTTTCGATCACAGATTTTTCAATAACTTCTCCACCAAACTTTACATGAGGAAGACATTCTGTTTCTAAAAGAGCCCTAACGTAAGCACATTTATCTTCTAAAGTTGTTGAGTATTGAAGATAATTTGAAAGATACTCAATAGCATTTTCGCGAGTATAAATCTTCAAATCAGAACACTCTTTAAAAGACGCAGCAAGCATTTCAGAATAAGTTTCATTTCCATCCCATAACAAATTTGTAATTTCTTCATCTGTTTCAACACCAAGTGCTCGAAACATTACCATGAGAGGTATATCTTCTCGGAAACGAGGAAGACACAATGTTAAAGGATATCCAAGTCCATTGAATTTTGCTTGAATACGAACTTCAAGTTTTTTAGGAGGAGATGTAAACGATTCATGAATTGATTTGATTTCAACAGAATGTGTAAATTTAGAAGATGCTTTCTTGTTATAGAAAACCATCATACGATTATCAGCTACTTTTTCTTGAGACAGAATGGTTCGTTCCGTTCCATGAATGATGAAATATCCAAATGGATCATATGAACATTCTCCAAATTCTTCTTTAGTAAGAGGATAGTCCTTCATCAAACACATTGAAGACCCAAGCATTATAGGAATTTTTCCAAAAGAAACACCTTCAAATATTTTTACTTCTTCGTCATAATGTTCAGGTGTTTTATGAGTTCTCGCAACAAATCTAACATCACAGAACATTTGAGAAGAATATGTAAAGTTACGAATACGAGCTTCTTGTGGAAACATTGGCTTAACGCGACCAGAAGCTTCTTGAATACGAGGTTTCATATATGT